GATACACGGTCAAGATTTACTGTAGGACCCTCGGGATGACCGAGTTCTCCTAAAGCACGATCTTTAGAAATGTAAGATTCGGTATATCTTTGAACTTCTTTTTCAAGAACGTTCATTGGATATACACGACCATTTCTATTTTTGATATCTGATTGGAGAAAGATACCCTCAATGAAGTGATTCTTTTTAGAACCATTTTCTTCAATGAGAAACTCTACGCTCTCAATCTGTTCCGTGATCAGTTTCATCTTCTGTTTCTTCGGGTTCGGTTTCTAACTCTTTAAACAAATCTGCACCAACCTTTTCCTTTTCCAAGGTAAGGATTGATGCGGCTTTATTCATAATGATATCTTTCACGGCATCAGAAGCATCAGCAAGTTGATCCTTCATCACCATGTCAACAATTTTAGTGGGTTCCATAATTAACCTCGATACTATTTAGTGTTTGAATTTCCTGACGCTTTAGGAGGTGCAGGAGGATTCTTCAAATTGTCCAAATTGACTTTTTGAGTTTCCATGTCAAGTTCAGCAGATTGCTTATCTTGAGCAACCTGATCAAGTGGATCAATAACTTGACCCGCCTTAATCTCATTATTTATCTGTTCTTTCATCTCCTCAATTTCTTGTTCAGTAAACTGAAGGAGCTGACGCATTACATATTCTTGTGAGAAATACTTACCAACATAGAGATCTAATTTATCCAGAACATCCATTTTGGTTTGAAGCATTTCTAAGTTTGCCATTTCGGCAAACTGATTATCATAAAGATAATCATACTGAACATGCTCTTTCATCTCTTCCCAATCTTCTGGAGTAATAACTCCTTTAAGAATGAGTTGGGTTCTTAGTAAATCATTTAAAAGGTCAGAGAACTTTTTACGGAGACGACCTACAAATTTTGTAAATTTGATTTCATCTCTGTTGATCTCTTCTGATTTACCGAGGTCGAATGACTTGTCGCTTTCCAATCTTGAAGGAGGAACCGCAAGTGCTTTGTAGAGTTGAGTTTGGAAATACTTAATATCAGTAAGTTCTCCAAGATTCTGACCACCAGGCAGTGTAGTAATTTCTGTACCACGACCACCTTCTCTACGAGGTAACCAGAAATCTTCAAGCATACTCATATGCTTTTTGTCATCACGGATCTCACCAGTATTGGAATCATATACCATTTTATTTCTATAACGTGACATTACATCACGCAGGTATTGTTCCGCTTTAATTTTAGGAAGATTGCCAACGTCAATATAGAAAATACGACGCTCTGGTGCTCTTGACAAACGGTAAATAACAATGCTATCCTCAAGCATTCTAAGTTGATTTAGATACTTGATTGCTTTATGCAGATAACTTAAGGTGATGTTTCTACCTTGATCTGTGATTCCAGATGCCACATAAGTGATGGCATCTTTTGCAATTTTAATTCCTTGATTGGTATTGTTTACACCCTTTGCATTGTAAACATAGAATTCAGTTACCTTACCATAATCATATTTGTTAAATTGATCTGCATCAACTGGAGGTTTCTCTACCAGACGAACCTTTTTAATTTTAAGAGGATCAATGTAACGTAATTCTAATAAACCTTTAGATGGATCTTCAAGATCAATAACTTTGTGATAGAATATTCTGCCATCGACGTACCAACGTCTAAAGATCTGATGTGCAGATTTATCAAAATCAAGAAGACGTTTGACATGATCAAACTCTTCTCTCATTCGAGTTTTAATTGACTCTGATACTTCTAAGTTTGACAGTTCTAATTCTACTGGACTGTCATCCTGATCAGTAACAATTGCTTCGTTTGTAATATCTTCGATAGCACTGTCAACCTCTGGTTGAAGCGCCATTTCTCTATAGCGACGGATTAAATTAATCTCGTCCCTTTTCTTAGTATCATCAAGATCTACATAATGACCAAACCATCCCCCGTATGGAGTGATGGTTGAAGTTGCATCGTTATCTGTAGGTGGAACAGGGGACGAAGCTGCCTTCGCCCCCTTCTTGAGATCCTCATCTTTTATTGAGAAACCAAATAGTTGCGCCATTCCAAATAAAAATTAACCGTTGTACTATTTAGTAAGGATCAAACGTTGCTTACATTCTGAGTAGAAAGTTCTTCGATAGAAGAAGCATTAGCACCAGCATCAAAGTATTGATATTGGAATTCAACATCAAACTCTTCGATAGCATCGTTGCTATCATATGCCAGGTTGATTGCACCTACGTTAGTTGGCCAAGCACCTACTAACTTGTATGCTCTCAGAGTCAAGTTTGGATCATCAGTAGTTCCAGCACCTGCTTCTTTTGACTTCTGTTCGATGACGATATCGGTGAAGTAGTTACCAACTAAGGAACCTTCTGAACCAAAATTCAGAGTACCGATATTCTCATCAACCTTGTTACCAGCATTGACCCACTTCTCGAATGCACTTCTCAGATCGAAATCTGCAGTGTTGTAGAAGGTTGCGGTCCATGCTTCATAAGTTCTATCACCAGGAATCTTCAGGAAGCGTCCTCTAAAAGGAACTTCAATCAAACCCTGAGTATGTGCAGGAAGTTGTGCGGTTCTGCAAAGAAATTCGGTCTTTTCCGAAAGTGCAGTTCCAGTTCCCACAATCGACTGTGGGAAATTAATTCTTACCTGATACAGGTTGGGGCGAACCCCACCTGCTAATCTTGTTTTGAAATCGTTAATGCGACGTGCCATTGTTTTAGTATCTCCTGTTTTTATTTATTTTAACCAAATCATCTAGCGATGATTTCAGAGAAATTGATACCAGTTCTAGTCGCCACGAATGTCAGGGTGATGTAGTTGATAGAACGTGCTGGTTGAATGTAAATTTCAGCTTGGAACTCATTGGCATCAATAACCGATGGTGTGTTATTTGTCTCATCACAAACAACTAAGAAGTCATAAATTCCTCTACGGGATTGTACATCACGGAGGAATGGTTCAACAATTCCTCTAAAGATGCTTCTCGTTGTTTCGTCGTTGATTTCAAAAAGTTGTGCCTTAGCAGCATCTTCAATTGCTTTTTCAACAACCAGGAACAGTTTGCGAACGTTAATTCTGTCGAATGCAGAAGGAGTTGCAAGTGCTGTCTTGTCACCGAAGAGAACTGCACCTTGTCCAGGGAATACTGCGATAGGGTTGATTCTATTTGAATAGAGTTCGTCTCTATCGGTCTTGCTTGGATTCCATGCGAGTTTTGCTACGTTACGGATAGCACCTCTGCTGAATCCTGCTGGTGAGAACCATGGTTCGTTATTGATTGAGGTTGAAGCAACCAGACCAGCAACGTCAGTATTACATGGGATGTAGCGATATCTATCGCTCCAGCGATCATAAACATACTTGTAGTTCGAATCAAGAACTAAGTATGAAGTGCTTGCTGCTTCAGCAAAGAAGGACTTGATATTAGAAACAATGTCGCTATTCTGAAGAACTGTTCCACTGCTGGAAATAATGTTTCCTTTGTGTGGAGATGCGAATGCAATACAATCTTTTCTTTCAGCAGCAATAGAAGCAAGGTTGCTCATCTTTGCCTTAGTATCATTTTCAGTACCAGCAGAAGGACCCATCAACAGGTAGTCAATGGTAACTGTTTCTACTTGTCTGAACAGATCGTAACCTGCATTGAGATCAGCAACTCCAACGTTGTACTGCTCACCATTGAGTGCATATGAAACGCCGTTTGCTAAAGCATATGAAACAGAACCCTTTGGTTTGAATGCTTCTGTTCTTTCTTGATACTCATAAACACTATCACCAACATAAACATAAGCACTGGAATCAGAAACTACATCTTTATAGTAGTTGGTTCCACCTTGAGGACCTCTAGCATTTCTTGCTTTAGATGTATATGTAAAGCTTTCGAGGATAGTATCTTTTGCACCGCTGACTGAACCAGTGGTGTCAACAACTGCTACGTGAATGGCATCTCTTGCAGCATCACTTCCGTAAAAATCAATTGCATCTTGAGTTGATCTTGGGCGAGCAGCAATTGAATTCCAAGATACGCTTGATCCTTCATACAGTTTCTTTGAAGCGTACCATGCTTCACCGTTTGCAACTGATAAAACAGCAGTAGTAACTGAACCACTAGTAACACTATCACCTGCTGCAAATTCTTGTGCAGCACTTGGAGAAGGAAGATATGCATCGCTGTTTGCAGTATCAAGAAGAACTACGTGCAACAGGACATTGCCATTTGCATTTGTGGTTACATCTAAAATCTCACCTTTTTTAGAACCGATTGCTACGGTATCACCAACTGCAAAATCAGCTTCGGTAAATGCATTTTGACCAGTGAGAGGGGTCAGTTCGAGTGACTGCTGAGGACCAGCATCGATTGTGCAAATTCTAATTCCGTTACCCCAAGTTCCAGCAGTTCTTGCAGCATAGATCCAACCATTGGTATTACCAGAGTAGGATGCTTCATATACTTCATTGTTTGCGATCTTGATTGGATCTGCAGCAATGGTTGCAGTAGCAGTTGCAGTTACACCAGGAGCACCGATTACAACAGTGAGTCCAGTGAAATCTGAGTAGTTACCGAAGTTGGTTACTGAGATTCCAGTAGCAACTCCTGAACCGTTGATGGTCAGAGTTCCTGAGAATGTTGGAGATGCAACACCACCAGAAACGTTAACATTGTAGGTTGCAGCAGGATCGTAGTTTGTACCACCTGAAGTCAGGGTAACTTCCAGACCTGTTGGATCATCAATTGTGATTGTTGGTGCTGAGGTGTATCCAGTACCACCAGTGATGGTGATTGCTGTAATTACACCATTAACGATTGTTGGGGTAGTAACTACTCCAGTAGGATCTCCACCACCACCACTTACAGTGATTGTTGGTGCTGAAGAATAACCAGTACCACCGTCAGTAACAGTCAGAGTTCCAGTCAGTGCTCCAGCATTGAGGTTGGTTCCGTCTGCTTCTGCAGTTGCGGTGCTTCCTTGAGCAGCGGTTGCGATTGCAGTAAGACCGACAGGACCAAGAGTTACTGTTGGTGCTGACTGATACCCACTACCAGTATTGGTAAGAGTGACTGCAACTACTCTTCCGTTTGAATCCAAACTTGCAGTACCTGTTGCGGTGGTTCCACCAGCAGGAGGTGCAGAGAATGTTACGCTAGGAGCAGAGGTGTACTTACCATTTGTCGTTGAGTTGGTAATGGAAACAGCATCTACGCTATTACCAACTCTTGCTACTGAGTTCTTAAGCAGGGTGTCATCTACTCTAACTACGGAAAGAGTTCCACCATAGTTGAGGTAGTTAACTGCAGAAAGCCAGTATTCGGCGTTTGCTTCTGATGGTTCACCAAAAGTAGAAATAAGTTCTGCCTCAGAACTGATTGTTACTGGTGCTCCAAGTTCACCCTTGGGGAATGGTGCGACATATGCCGCAATATTTGCATTCGCAATACTCGCTCTACCATTTGTTAGATCCTTCTCCCTAACAATAACGCCAGGGGAGCGTAAAGTTGCCATCTGTATCTCCTAGAAATATATCATATTTTCTAAATCTATTTATTATTTTGACTCCTTCCAGGGGGGAAACAATGCATGAACACTCTACCAGTCAGGATATTCCCATCTACCAAAAATATTGGTAGTCATTTTATCTACGACCTTTTTTCTTGCATCAATAACTCGTTTTTTTGTGCATTGCTTACACTCATAAGAATACGCAGAAGGAAATCCTTTTTTATTTTTACGTATTAAGTAGAAGTCAGTAAGCAGATCTTTTTTAATATGGCATGTGCGACACATCCTTTCATTGAAGAGTAAATGAGTCAATTCAAACTCTTCATCAAAGTCCATCATCTGTACTCCCACATATAATTCAAATCTCCATACTCACTGGTCTCTCCCATATAAGATCCACTTCCATTTTCAGCAATGTACCACACATTACCTTCAGTATCAATTGATTCATAATCAGTTAGACCATCGTCAATAAAACCGAAGGGTGCCATGTCTTGATCAATCTGGTTCTTTTGCTCTTCATATAATCTCTTACGAACATCATTGTCCGTCATCTCTTTGAAATAGTCCTGAGCAACTAACCATGCAAAGATAACCAGACACATTGCAAGGTCATCATTACATCCTTCTTCTGCCTCAAAGGATTGTTTCTTTTGAATGAAGGTAGTCAATTCTGAAATAATATCATAATCATTGACAAGCAGTTTGTCTGCTTCAATCAACTGCTTTAAGTTAGAGCAACCAATCTTCTTAACTGTTGTACTGGTTTTAACTCCAAGTTGCGTTTTAGATCCAGAGAATCCTTGACCAACTAATTGACCAGCACGACCTCTCATAGCACACATCAGAAGATTCTCGTTCTCAAGATCGTACTGTAGAATAGATGCAACCTGATCACCAATATCGTTAACTTCAACTAGGATAAATGCCTTGTTATAATTAATAGCAACCTGATGAATAATATTTGGGAACAACATCGGTTTGATATCATTGTTCCTGTAGACACCTACAACTTTATATGGTACAGTAGTAATATCATATAGAATAAAAGCAGAGTAGTCGTTATTAGTTCCACGAGATACGTCAACAGTCATGAGATACTCATGCTCTGGAATTGGATTCTCGTATATCTTCAACCCCTTATTACTTGACAGAGGTTCATCATATGACATTGACCTCAACTTTGCAGCAGAGATTAAAGTGTCAACCGATCCTAAGAACTCACACTCAAACTCTTGTGTGAACTGTCTTAGTGATGTGTTGGCAATCGTTTGCTCTTTCCATTTCTCATCCCTTCCTGGGACTTGAGACCAATGGACTTCTGTTGTGACATATTCGTTTCTACCAAGTTCAGCATCATGCCATAACTTGTAGAACATGTTCATCCCGTTTGGCGTTGAGATGATGATGACTTTTGTGCTTTTACCAGAAGAAATAGTAGGATAAACAGAGGAAAAGAATTGCTCTGCAATATGGTTTGGAATGAACGCAAATTCATCGAGGAAGATGATGTTAAACGACATGCCTCGGACAGCAGACGCAGATGTAGAAGATGCCAATATCTTACTGCCATTTTCAAGCTCCATAGATCCTTTGTTCCATGCAATGATACCCTGCTGCAACCACGTTGGCAAGTTTTCGTAAGCAAGTTGTAACCTTCCGAGAAGTTCCCTTGCAGTCGGTGCTTTGTTTGCTAGAATACCAATATTAACGTTGTCATTGAACAACGCATAATGCATAAGATATGCCACAACAGTAGTTGACTTACCTGTTTGTCGTGGTAACTTTGCAATATTAAATCTGTTATTGTGGAAGCGGCGAACCATATCTTCCTGAAAATCATATAGTTTGAAGGGTACTAAACCTTCATCAAGAGAAACAATTTTGCAATAGTTTCTAGCAAAGTAGACAGGATCTGCTTTGCACTTTAAGTATTCTTTAATTTGATCTTGGGTAAAGTTGATGGGTACACCAACTTTCTTTAGATTGGGGTTACCAAGATAAATTTCAGTTTGCTTTAATTTAGTCATTTACATCACCCACTTCTTCTCTGGACATGGCAAAGGAGTAACAACTTTTAATGGCATAAAACATCCACAAACACTACACATCTGTGTAGCAGAAATGAATTTATCACAAGACCTACAAATCTCTAATTTTTTATTAGGAGGTGTAAATTCTACCTTTTTCGGTTTTGATCTGTTTAAATAATCTGATATATTCATGACCACTTTGGTGGATTATGTGGGCACTTCATCCCAGGCAATAAAGTTTTAAGTGGCATAAAGCAACCACAAATTTTACATTGCTTTGTAGTTGATTTAAAGTATTCGCACTCTTGGCAAATTTTATACTTCTCGTCAGATGTCATAATAAGAATAATCTTTTAATTATTTATGATCTAAGGGATCACTATTCATTAGATCTCCTAATCTCCTTTCCCAAGTGTCCCCACTAGTTGAACCTTTGCATGGATTGATACAGGTATCATCTCCAAACTTATTACAAACTAATCCTGCAAGATCATGTGGGTCTCCAACCTTTTGAGTTCCAGACCAATAATGTTGACCATCAATCCAAGTTGCCCCACACTTAGGGCATATTTTGGTATCCATGAGAATACTCCGAAAGGGAATATTCTATTTAGAAAAATGGTATCAGGATGTAACAATACTTACTTAATTTATGTTAAGTGTCAGCAATCCCACGCACGAAGGGACTTATTGATCCTTGAATCTGGATCACTTGCTGTCTTCTTACTTGTAAGTTTTTTCTTCATGCCACGCATCCGAGCACAGAAGGACTTTCTTCTCTTGTTGCCCTTCTCCTTGCTGGGTGCTTTCAAGTCGCTCCCAGGGTTCTCCCTCTCGTAGGACTTCCTGC